TATTGATATGGATTGGGCTGCAGATGTTGTTCAAGGCACATATATTATTGTAGAATGCTGGAGAATATTAGACCCAGATGTTTATACCGATGTATATAACGATATGTTCTTAAAAAGATATGCTACCGCCCAAATTAAAAAACAATGGGGTAATAATTTGAAGAAGTTTGCAGGTGTACAACTTCCTGGAGGAGTAACATTAAACGGTGAGATTATCTATCAGGAAGCAACAGAAGAAATTAGGCAAATTGAAACTGAAATACAGTCTAGATTCGAATTGCCTGTGGATATGTTCGTTGGTTAAAGAATGCTTCTTATCACTGAGCCTCATAGCATATACTAACATCGTGTCAATAGATTGTCAATAGAAACATAATATAAAATGGCAACCGTAAATCCATATTTTCAATCCGGCGTTCCTATGGGACGTTCTTCTGAACAAAATATCTATGAAGACTTAATCATAGAGTGTATGAAGATTTATGGTTTTGAATTATACTATTTACCTCGCAAAGCATACAATGAAGATCGTATTTTGGGAGAAGATCCTTTAAACAACTACGAACATGCTTATCCTATTGAGATGTATTTGGAAAGCAATACAGGTTTTGAGGGCCAGGGTGAATTCTTATCTAGATTTGGTGTAGAAACCGTTGAGAGCGCTAATTTTGTCGTCTCGAGAAAACGTTGGTTAGAGGTTGCTGGTAATACCGGCAATACTGTTTTGGCAACTCGACCAGCTGAAGGCGACATTCTTTTCTTTCCATTAACAAAGTCATATTTTGAAATACGCAAAGTAGAAGGGGATAAACCTTTCTATCAGGTTGGTAAACTTTATGTCTACAAATTAACTTGCGAATTAATGCAGTTCTCAAGCGAAGTTATTAACACGGGCATTGCTGAAATTGACACATACCCTGACGTAATAAATGAAGATGTTCGCAATTTTGTGTTACTGCAGGAGAATGGGGATGAATTACTTATTGAAGCAAATAGTGAATCTCCAATCGTCAACGAAACATATTCCACATTACACGCCGATGATGCTGGCGCACGAAATGAAGATTTTGACACTAATATTGCAGACATTTTAGATTTTAGTGAAAGAAATCCATTCGGAGAGGTATTTAAATAATGTTAGACCAAAGATTTTATTGGGGAACAATCCGAAAGGCAATTGTTGCGTTTGGCAATATGTTCAACAATATTAATGTTGAAAGAAGAGACGCTGACGGCAATATAATTCAAATATTAAAGGTTCCTTTATCTTATTCAGGCAAATCTAAAGCACTGGCCCGAATTCAGCAACGCCCAAATGTCGATGATCGCCAAGTGCAAATTATTGTACCACGAATTGCATTTGAGATGACAACTTTAAATTATGATTATAATCGTAAAATAAGTCCAGTGCAACAAAGTAGAGCAGTTAATTCAACTACAACCACTTTAGATTCACAGTATGCACCCACGCCGTACAATATTAATGTACAATTATATGTGTACGTTAAGAATCAAGATGATGGTTTGCAAATTATAGAACAAATCCTACCATATTTTAATCCTGATTATAATTTAACGATGAAGTCAATTCCTCAGTTAAATATTAAAAACGATTTGCCTATTATTTTAGATTCAGTTTCGTTTGAAGATAATTATGATGGTGATTTTGAAGATAGACGAACTATTATTTGGACATTGTCATTCACAATGAAACTTAATTTTTATGGTCCTGTTAATAAACAAGGCATTATTAAGAAGGTTGTTGCAAGCACATTTAATAATGCTAATTTATCTGAAAGAATAAATGTTATAACTACAACTCCTGATCCGTTGGATGCCAAACCGGGTGATAATATAGGATTTACAGATACGATTGAAGATTTTTAATGAAAAAAATTCCTGAACTAGATGCGTTATTTGATATAACTCCTGTAGATGAAACAGATTTGCCTACTACTTTACCTGCGGTTAGTGATTCTGAATCAAGAAAAATGGATCAGGAAGATGATTATCAATTAGCAAGAAATACTCTACGCAACCTTATAAATAAAAGTGAAGATACTTTAGATCAAATGATAGAGCTTGCTAAAAATTCAGAACATCCTAGAACATATGAAGTTGCCGGTCAACTAATTAAAACAGTTTCTGATGTAGCAAAAGACCTTATGGATTTGCAGAAAAAAGCTAAAGAGTTGAAAAAAGATGATCCCGATGGTCCGAGAAATATAACAACGAATAATAATGTTGTATTTGCTGGTTCTACTGCGGAACTAATGAAAATGCTAGGCAACAAAGACGACGGCAGAACAATTGAGCAATAAACAAATATCATATAACGGAAATCCCAATCTTAAACCAATTGGAACCGTACAACAATACACCTCAGATCAAGTTAAAGAGTTAATGCGGTGTATGAGTGACCCTATCTATTTTATAGAAACATATTGTAAAATTGTTTCATTAGATAAAGGTCTTATTAGTTTTAAACTTTACGAATGTCAAAAAGAAAAAGTAGGCGTTATACTTAATAATCGTAAAGTTATTCTGATGGAAGGTCGCCAACAAGGCAAAACCATTACATCTGCAGCATGTATTCTTTGGTACACACTATTTCAAGAAAATAAAACAGTTGCTATTCTGGCGAATAAATCGTCAGCTGCGCGAGAGGTACTTTCTCGATACGAACTAATGTATGAGATGCTTCCTATGTGGATGCAGCAAGGTGTTAAAACATTCAACAAGGGCGATATTGAACTTGAGAATGGATCTAAAGTATTTACTGCAGCAACAAGCTCATCTGGTATTCGAGGTAAATCTGTAAATTGGTTGTATATTGATGAGGCCGCTATTATTCCAAATAATGTTGCAGAAGATTTCTTTACTTCTGTTTATCCTACAATTTCTGCAGGCCAGACAACAAAGATTCTTCTCACATCTACCCCGCTAGGATATAATCACTTCTGGAAGTTCTGGAACGAAGCGGAACAAGGATTAAATGGATTTGTTCCAATGTTTATCCCATATAACAGAATTCCCGGTAGAGATGATAAATGGGCAGCTGAACAAAAATCAATGCTGGGTGAACTCAAGTTTAACCAAGAAGTTTTATGTAGATTCCTTGGTTCATCTAACACACTTATTAATCCCGATACGATTGCTGCTATGTCCACAAAGCAGTTTGTTTATACTAAAGACGGATTAGATATTCTAGAAGAACCGCAGGAAGATCATGTATATATGCTAGTTGCTGATACTTCCCGAGGTGTGGGCGGAGATTACTCAGCATTTGCAGTTGTAGACATAACTGCGTATCCCTATACTGTAGTAGCTAAATATAGAAGTAACAGAATTAGTCCGTTGTTATTTCCCAACATTATTTACAAAGTAGCTAAAGATTACCACAAGGCATACTGTTTGGTAGAGATTAACGATAACGGACAACAAGTAGCGGATTCGCTGTATATGGACTTAGAGTACGAAAACGTATTCTTTGTGGGCAGTAGCAGTAAATCTGGACAATATCTTTCTGGCGGATTTACGCCAGGAGCAACACTGGGCGTAAGAACTACTAAACAAGTTAAACGTCTAGGAACAACGACATTTAAGAGTCTTGTAGAAGGTACAAAGTTACTAATACATGACCCTGAAATTATTGAAGAAATTTCTACATTTATCGAAGTTCGGGGAACGCATAAGGCAGATGAAGGTTACCATGATGATTTGGTAATGTGTCTTGTATTATTCTCATGGGCAACAAACGAACCGTTCTTTAAAGATTTAACAGATTCAAATCTTAGAAAAGTCTTATATGAAGAACAATTTAAGCAAATCGAGGAGAATCTAACTCCTTTTGGTATAGTAAATGATGGCCTTCCGCAAAAGGATGAGCCGGTGGTTATGGATGATGATGTGTGGTTTTCGGCGGATCCTGCAAAAGAAATGGAAAAACTTAAAACTAAATGGATGGAAAATGTCTAAAAACTTATACTTATAAATAAATAGTAATCAAATAGTTATATAACTATGTAAATCTTTAAGGAGAATAAGATGGCATTTCAGCTCTCACCTGGCGTACTAGTACAAGAAAAGGATTTAACTGCAATAGTCCCTTCTGTTGCTACTTCTGCCGGCGCATTTGCTGGCGCCTTCCAATGGGGACCTGTTGGGCAAGTTACCACCGTTGATTCGGAAAATAATTTAGTAAAATATTTTGGCGGACCGAATGATGAAAATTTTACATCATTTTTTACTGCAGCAAATTTTTTAACGTATGGTAACAATTTAAAACTAGTTCGTGTTGTGAATGAAGCGACCTCAAAAAACGCAATTGCTAACGCAA